GAGTCCATGGCATGGTTAACGAATGCCAATGCCCAAAGCTGATTGAGATAGTTTGTTAACTGTGCCTTGTTTAGCTGCTGAGTTAACTGCGCTGACAACTGTTCTAGCTGTTGATACTTTATCAACTGCGCCTGACACATTGACATTAACTGTTGTGCCTGTTGAGCCAGATGGTTTAGATGGAAAACTGATTCCAGAAGTGTTACCTGGTAAATCAATTCTGACTTGTGATTGGCTTGCAGCAAATCTATTGCCCAATTCAATTAAATATGTAAATGGTGCTAACAAATCTGATATCAAATTGGTAAGTTTTGTTAAGCCGTTAATCATTTGAACTAGTCCTGAACCTTCACCTGATGAAGCAAATAAAGCTGTGTTTAGTTCTGTAATTGATTTTCCTAAGTTGTTGAATGCAGCACCTAAACCATATCCGGCTGATTGGTTAGCATCTAAATCATCTGTAAATGACACAACACCTGTTCCGGCGTCATAGACGGCTTTCTTGATGCCTTTAGCGCCTGTTAAACCTTGAACAAATGAATCCAAAGTTGGTAATACTTTTTCGGTTACAAAGGCTGCAAATCTTTCAATGAATGGAAGAAGTGCGTATCCTAAAGTTTCTTTGGCTTCATTAACTGCAATTGATATTCTTGCAAATCGTCCTTCAAGTGTGTTGGCTTCTTGTTCAGCAAATCCACTGAATGTTTTGCCAAGTTCTTTTGTAATCTTGTCCATGTCTTTGGATTTAAGAATGGTTGAATCTATACCTAAACCAAGTTTGCCAAGGGCAGCAGAATTTCCATCATAGGCCTTACCTAAGGCTGAGGCAACGCTATCCAAATCCTTACCAGTTGCACTAGAAATGTCCATTGCAAGATTTAAAGCCTTTTGTGTTTCGGTTGTGTCTTTAGTTGAACGAATCAATCTTGCATAAGCTGGTCTAAGTTTGTCATCAGATATTCCAAGTGACAATGATTGTTTGGTGATATATTTTTCAACTTCATCAGTTTGTGATTTAGTAGCACCAATAACGTTTTCTAAAGTTTTGGCTAGATTTCTTTGAGCCTTTTCATCTTCAATGGCTGCTTTAACAGAATCAACACCAATTTTGACGGCTGCTGTAGCTGCTGCTGCACCAAGAGCTAAAAATGCTGCACCTGCTGCTTTAGCAAAATTTCCAACCTTTGTATTAAAATCATCTGTGTCATCTCCGGCTTTTTTCATGCCAGAAGAGAACTGAGCTGTGTCAGCTAATAAAGCTAATTTGAGCGTCCTAATGTCAGCCACTTACAGCCCTCCCTTTCCATTCTTCTCTTATCTTATCAATTCCTTCAACCCATTTGGCTTTAATTCTTGGTTGTAACATTTTAAGTGTTGGGAATATGAAATAACCTAGGTTACCTTTTCCGGTTGGTGATTGTGGCGAGCGTGTTGGAAATTGTTTGTATCGGTATGAACCAAATTCTGCACCAATCAAAATGTCTCCGGCTTTAGCACCTGATGAAGTAATTGATTGTTCGCCACCAATAGTAATTTTTGGGATTCTATCTCTTGCAACTTTAACTGTTGAAGCAAGAGCTGATGCTTGACGACCATTGAAACTAGCTGCATTCTGAATTGCATCTGCTGCTTCCTGGGCTAATTCAGTTGCAACTTTTCTCAAATCTTCACTAGCAATTTTATCCATGGCTTTAAAAGTACGAAGCACAGCATAGATATCTTTATCAATTACATCAAAACCAAATGTGTTCTTTTTTTCAGCCATTATTCATGACCCTCACAATTTCTGCAATTGTTGATATTTGCTCTGCCGAAAGCGTCTTGAACTCTGATAATGGCTGGCGCGAAACTACGGCCAGTTCTATCAGATATCTGTCGAGACTTCCGGTTGGGTAAAATTTGTTGCCTCAAAGTCTCTTGCAAAGATATGAACAACGCTTTGTCTCCAATTTTCAAATGTGCCAACTGGTTTATCATCAATGCGTTTTTGCATTTGATAGCAAAGCCTGAATTGTTGGTCAAGCGTTGGTGGTTGTTCGTTTTTGATAACGCTGAACAAAGTTTGTCCAGTATCTTTTTCAGCTTGTGCAATTTCCCATGGGATTGTCCATGACTCGTATTTCTTGCCATTAGTCAATTCCCATTCCATTTTAACTTTGAACATTTAGGTGACCCCTGTTTCCCGATTAGGCCTTGCTTACTGAACGGATTGGCAATGAAACTGTTGTTGTCAATGCGTCCGGTGCTGAACCACCAAAATTAGGGCGTTTTGGTAATACAGACAAAGTAATTGTTTTTCCACCAAGAGCAACTGTTACTGTCTTAGTTGTTGTTGGTGCTGTATCAGCATCTCCCCACATGGTGTCACATAGTGAAGTTGCTGCACCCCAATCTTGTACAATTTCTAAATCGAGAGTTCCGATTTCGTTGTCAACTGTGTAGTCAACTAATCCGTTGAGTGTTTGTAACGTTGCTGTTGCATCATCAAGGGTTACTGTTGCGCTGACGATTTGGTCGTCATAGTTCACAGTTGCATAGGTGAGGGCTACGCCTCTCCCGGTTAATACTGTTGTTGGCATGCTATTTCTCCTCCTTTAAGGATTCCAGATTGTTCTAACTTGCACTTCTGCTGCAAGAACATCAGTTGTGTTAGTCGTTTTGATTCTTGGGCTACTTACTGAAAGTATCTGCCAAGTGTTTGGTATTAGAGGCAAAATTGTTTGAATCATTGTCTCTAAATTTGCTAAACTTCCTGGATTACTTATCGCTTGTGCAATGACTTCCAGGGTGTATCTTGCATAAAATGTTGGGGTGCTTCCAATGGTTGCAATTTCAAACCATGGGTCGCCTGATATTAAACAAACTGCTGGAGGTAATACTGTTTCAGGAACATGGTCATAAACTGAATAAATTGTATTTGAAGTGATAGCTGATTCTAGGCCATCTCGTAATGATTGAATTGTTGCCATTAGCCGATAACACTTTCAACGTCAATGTGTTTGCCAAGCAAACCTCTAACTTTACGAATTAAAGCAACGCCCATTTTGTAAGGTGCCGGAGCAAATTCTAATCCTTGTTGTACGCCACCTGGAGCGACTCTTGATTGAAAGATATCAATTGCTACAGCTAATACGGCTTCTTCAACTTCTGAAACTGAATCGTATTGGGTTAAATCATTAGCTGCTGCCAATCCTGATGGAATAACAAAGCGCCAATCATCATGTGCTGTTGCTGCTGCAACTGTAATTGTGTAAGTGTAATCATCTTCTACAGTAACAATTGTTTTTGAACCATTGATTTTTGCTTCAACACCTGTATGAACAACTGTTTGTCCTACATAAAATTTGTGTGGCATGGTTGTATGAATCCATGCTTTTGTTGCGCTTGTATATTTGTGTTTGTCAATTGGTGCATTCCATTGCACAAGCATTGAACCAACAACGGCTTCACTTGAATCTATAATATCTGTTAAAACTGTGTCTGAATAAAGGCTTGATGATATGCCACCTAAAGCTGCTCTAAGTTCTGCAACTGTGATTACTGATGCCATCTCATTTTCCTTTCGTTAGGTGACCCTCCCGGTACAGGGGTCTAAACCGGGAGAGTCGGTCAAATTTCGCAGATTATGGAGCTGTGTAGTTAAATCTACGAACGCCTGTGGCTTTTTTGGTAGCAATTGCTAAGTAGCCGTAAAGCATGATTTCAACCATTCCATCAGTTGTACGAGTTACTTGTACTTGACGGGTTGGTGATTCATAAACTGTTACTGCTTCTGGAGCAACAATGAATGCTGATTCATCAATTACACCACTTGTGGTGATTCCATGGTCAACATATAGGTCTAAGCCTAGTACGTTTCCACGAATACTTGATGGAGATGCATTTCCTGAGTTATTTGCAGGATTTGCTGCAACATACAAAGGACGCTTGTTGTCATCTGTGTAACCCATGATTGCCGCCCATTGGTCTGGGGAAGCAATTAAGTTACGAGCAAATGAACCAGAGTTTTTGTAGCAAGCTGCTGATTCGGTTGCAACAAATGATTGCAAACCTGCTGCTGTTGCTGCAACACCTGTTGCTTGTGTTCCACTAGCTGTGAATTCAGCAATAACTGCCTTATCAGTTGCTAATGCATAAGCGTTGCCCATTTCGCGCACTAATTCGTTGAAGAATAGTGGTGAGCTGCGCTCTATCAGTTCTAGACTTACCTCGTTACGTCCAGCGAATTTATTTACATTCACAGTTAGGTAATTTGAAGTCATTCCTGTTTCAGATGGTGCATCTGTTTCATTTGTATCGGCAACAGTTGGAACTGCTGTCAATTTTGGAATTGTGAATGATAATCCTGATGCAGGAAGCACACCAGTTGATACAGCATCAATTGCAGGGCGACCAGCAATTGAGGTTGAAATGAATTCATTCATGTGTGGAGCAAGAGTCAAACCTGTGTTGGTTGATGAAGTGTCATCAGCAGCCATAACAAATAGATTTGATTCGTGATTTCCCATAGATGCCTTAACTTTGTGTTCCAAGTAGGAAGCAGCAGAAGTAATTGGGCTTCTTGGTTTTGTAAAGATAGCAGGGTGAACTGCTTTTGAGGCTTCAACTGCTGCATCAACTTGTGGCGCAGCTTCTTGAACCTCTGGAGTTACTTCTTCTGGATTTGCCATTGAAGTGACCTCACTTTCGGTTGTGGTTTCGTCATCTGCGCTTGCAGCGACTTCTTTTTCGTCTACAACTTCTTCTGTTGCAGCGACATCTGTGATTTGTGCTTCGGCAAATGCTGGATTTGAAACATGTGATACTTCAACCAGGTTTGCTTTTGTTACATGAACAACACCATCTTTGTTTTCGTATGTGTCAATGTTTGCACCTACTGACAAACCACTTCTTAAGCCCTCTGAGGCTTCAATTAAATGGTCTGTTGCTGTTGTTGTGTTAGCTAGTTTGAATGTTGCAACAATTCCTATTGGTGTGACGTTGTGTGCAATCATTCTGCCTAATGGTTTTGTGTTGTCATGTTCTGATAAGAACTTTATGTCACCTGAAACATTTAATGAGCCTTGTTCAAATACAACTTGACCCATGGAAGTTGAACCAACTTTTCCAAATGGAACAATTAGTCCGGTGATTTCTCTTTTGCTAACAGAAGCTGTTAAAACTTCTGATTGGAATGTTAATTTCATATTGGTTTGACCAAATCCTCTTCTCTGCGAATTTCATCTACTGTCATTATTCCTAGTGGAACTAATTTGGAATAAATTTCTGCTCTTTCAAGAGGGTTGCCTCTTAAGAAATCATCTAAATCAAATCTTGCTTTTTGTCCTCTTGGTAAAATATCAGGCATAGATAAACGTTCTTCGATAACTGTTAATAATGGTTTTAATGAGAAGTCAATTAAAGCTCTACGTTCAGAAGTAACATTTGAATATGTCATTCCGGAAGAATTGACACCTAAATACCATTCTGGAATTCCTGTTAATCTGGCAACTTCTGAAACTAAATGCTGTCTTGCTTCCACGAGCTGTAATTCTGCTGAATTGAATCCAACACTTTGCATTTCAACGGAATCATTTAGGAACGCTGTTGAACGATTTTGTCTTGAGGTTTTCCAAGTGTTTAGAAGTGCTGTAACACGTTCTTTAGGTAATGGTAATGAAGATTTCAAAACCACACTTGGGGTTGGTTCTTGCGCAAATCGGTAACTGGCTTTCTCGAGTTCTAAAGCAGAACGTAAAGTTAATCCTGCACGATTTAAGATGCCCTCATCTAATCCTGTAAATGGAATTAGTGAACCGACACCAAAATTAGGGGTTTGTATTCCATCTATTTGATAACCAATAACAAATTTTGAAGTTTGGTCTAACTGTTGAAATACTCTGTCTGATGAAATCCATTGCGCTGATAATGGACGACCTGTAATGTTATCCATTTCAAGAATTTGCCAATATGCTTTGCCTGTAAATAACAAATCTTCAACTGTGTATGCATAAACTACTGATGCCGGCATTCTTGGGTCAGGATTAGCAATAATTGATGGCGCTGGAATATGTGCTTCGTCCATTTCACGATAAACTTCGCGTGGCAATGTTGCAATGCTGGTACAAATAAGATTCCTGGCTCTAGCTAATGCTGGAACGGACATGCTTTCTTGTCTGGAAATTGGTGGGTTAAATCCGTAGCTGTAAAATGATTGGCTGCCATCTGGAAGAACGTAAGGAGCTGCTGCTGCATCAATCTTTGACGTGTCAGATTGGTCTTTAATGAAATTTGTGAATAGTCCCATGGTATAAGGATTATATTACACTATTGTAATTTAATCTATCGTTGACCGAGTTGCCTAAATGTTGATTTAAGCAATTTGAATGTCAATTTCTCCGGCTGATTGTCTTTCAGTTGCTTTATGAATGGCTAACATCATTGCAATTGCTGCTGTTGATTGTTTTCTTCTCATCACATACCAAACACCTGAGTCATTTGTTTTTTTAATACAAGCAATGACAGATGCTGTCAGTTCCGGCTGATTGGCGTGGCTCAAACGCCCACCTGTCATTGCTCCTAGGGTTTCATTACACGCTTGATAGTACTTTGTTCCAGCTACAACCTCAGCATTTATACCTGCTTGACGTAGTTTAGCTGCAACTGAATCTCCACTAAATCGGTTTAATAATACACTTTCGGCATTATAGGTTTTTGACCATTGGGCTACTCTGTCGGCAATCATCAAATCATCTAATGCTTTATCTGAGTCCATGGCATGGTTAACGAATGCCAATGCCCAAAGCTGATTGAGATAGTTTGTTAACTGTGCCTTGTTTAGCTGCTGAGTTAACTGCGCTGACAACTGTTCTAGCTGTTGATACTTTA